GAAGCGGAGAAGCTTAGAAAAGAATTTGGAGAAATGATACCTCCTGAGAAGATTCAAGAGCTTCAAGCGCAAAGAGCGAGTTTGATTGATACTGAAATTGTCAAAATAACAGAGCAAATGGTACTTGAAGAGGCTGAATCTATGCAAGATCAAAACATGGACCCTCTTGTATTGCTAAAACAACAAGAATTAGCTCTTAGACAACAAGATTTAGAGCTTAAAGCACAGTCAGACGGTGAAAAACAAGGGTTAAGAGAGCAACAATTTGACTACAAACAAGATTTTGATGCTATGAAACTACAAAAAGACTATGATTTAGCAGAATTACGAGCAAGAGTAGCTCAAGCGAGAACAAATGCACCAAAAGGAGGTGAAAATGTTTAATTTATTAGTAGGCCCCCTATCAAGTTTAGTGGGCAACGCAGTAAAAGGTTTTGTTGAGACTAAAAAAGCAAAAGCAGACTTGGCTTTAACAGAAATAAAAGCTCAAAAGTCACTGAAAGAAGCTCAAATTGCAGGAACAATTGGGTGGGAGGCTAGTGCGGTCGATCAAATGAAAGGAAGCTGGAAAGATGAGCTAATTTTGATATGCCTGTTGGTTCCAGCGGTGGCAGTATTTATTCCTGGATGGACTCCACACATTAAAGCAGGGTTTGAAGCACTACACTCACTTCCTGATTATTACAAGCATCTCTTATACATCGCCTGCTCGGCAAGCTTTGGCATCAAGGGAGCAAAAGGTGCTATGGGTTTGATAACAAAAAAGAAATAATGAAAAAACAAGTAAAAAAAGTAATTAAAGGTTTAAAGAAAGCATCTAAGTTACATGCTAAACAAGCGAGGACCTTACAAAAAGTTATTAGAAAAAAAAGATGACCACAAGATGCATAAAATGCGGTTGTATATGTCATTGTGGTACAACATGTATGTGTGAATGTGCGATATGCGAACATGAAGAAACTGACAAAGACAGTACCACCTAAGAAAGGGCCTCAATCACAGGGGTTGAAAATTAATTATAAAAATATACAAATAGTTAAGACAAAGAAAAAAGGATAATCTTAACTATGAAACACACCTACTTCAATATACCGGGGTGGTTCAATTACTCAGAATCTTACGACGTTATTGTAGATAAAATTCCAGACGATGGAGTTATTGTAGAAATTGGATCTTTTCTCGGTAGATCAACACATTATTTGGCAACATCATTATTTAATGCAAATAAACTTAACGTGAAAGTTTTTTGTATTGATACTTTCGAAGGTTCTTCAGAACATGCAAATATAAGACTACCGAAAGATTTTCTTTTTATGTTTAAAGAAAATTTAAAATTTTTTA